TAGAAGATAAAGAAGAAAGAGTACAATTTGCACAGAAAGTGCGTAAAATTTTGGGTAAATCCAAAACATACATACCTGGAGCGCGAAAAGTCTGGAAGTCAGATATTGGTGTAAAGGCAACGATAGATGAAGAAACGTATAAATCTGTTATTGCTCTCATTGATCGCAAAGGTTATAACTATAATACAATAAAGGAGTAAAGATGAGTGGACTCTTAGAAGCGACTTATAGCGTGCCAAGCGCAGGTGAAAGTAGCTTTATGAAATTTGTCAAAGGCGAAAACAGATTCCGAATATTGGATAGACCAACATTAGGTTATCAATATTGGCAAGATGATAAAACGCCAGTTAGGATCAAAAAAGCAGGTGATGCACCAGCAGGAGAAAAGCCAAAGCACTTTTGGCAACTTCCAGTTTATAGTGCTGATTCAGTCAAGGTTCTCGACATTACACAGAGTACTGTCCAGAAGCAACTTACAGAGTTAGATCGCAATAGTGAATGGGGAAACCTTAGAGACTATGACGTGATTGTCACTAAAAATGGTGATGGAATGGATACTACATATACAGTAACTCCATGTCCTAAAGCACCATTAAACAAGGAAGCAGAGAAGATGTTCAAGTCTTTTAAAGAGACATATGAACCTGAGAAAGTGTTTGATGTTACACCTACTGCTGAAGATGAAGAAGAGCTGCCGTTTTAATGCCTTCTAAATCATCACGTAAAGGCTACCAAGGTGAAGTTGAGGTCGTTGAATTGCTCCGCGACCTCGGCTTCATTGCCGAACGATCATGGGGTAGTGATGGGCGTAGCTTTGGAGAGAAGAGCGATATAGATGTTAAGGCTACCAAAGGTGACCTCACAATTTTAGTGCAGGTAAAGCGCAGAAAAAAGATTGCAGATTTTTTATCATTTAGGAATGCAGATGTAGTTATGGTTCGACAGGATCGTAAGCCTTGGCTATGGATCGTAAAGCATGAATGGATGAAGAACTTATTTAAAAGCGGAATCGTAGAAACCCATAACCAAGAAAATGGCGTGTCTAAAGATCGTGATAGTCGTGATTCCGCTTCACTTTAACCAGGAGAGAGAATGAGTAGAGAAGAACTAATAGCATTATTAGAAAAAGTATTTAATATTATGCCATTTATGGAAAACACATATGGCAATTCTCACGTCACTGAACAATGGATAGAGGTACGAAAGGAAATGGCAAAAATTGTACATAGTGAGATTAAAGAAGAATTTGATGATATTGCACAACTTAGTTTAGACACTCGTGTGCGGAGAGAGTTAGGAGTATAGAATGCCACATCCAATGAAACCCAGTTTACGCGCAGCTTTAGTAGAGACAGTAGGTGATGCGATAGAGAAAGTGTTAAGAAAAACATTAGCCGATGAAGATCAACGTATGGATATAGCGTTAGAAGTATGTGATGAGGTGTTAAGAAACATAGATAACAAAACAAAGAAAAGAGAGGCAGTATGAGTTTATTTACAAACATAGAAGAAGTAGAAGAGCAAGAGTTTTGCTGGAATGCGTATCAGCAAGAAGTAATCGAAAAATACAAAAAGAAATATATTTCTTTAGAAAGTGCATTGGTTGCGATGGATGCAGAGATTGCGAGCTTGCAGGTTACCATAGATAGTTTACGAGAACTTATTGACTGGGAGAGCGAATGATATACGAAGAATATAATAAGTTCAGAGAGGACATGTTTGCGGAAGCCTCACAGATTAGTGATAACAAGTCTATTGAGTACACCATTAGTAATGAAGATAAATTTTATAATTTTAAGCATGTTGCGGAACGGCTTGGAATTACTGCAAAGCAGGCACTAATGGTATATGTCTTAAAACATGTCGATGCGATATGCAACGATGCAAAAACAGGTAAAACACACAGCGATGAAACCACATACCAAAGATGTTTAGACGTAGTTAATTATATGGTTTTGTATGCTGCAATGGAAAAGGAACATCCACATGCAAATAATACTAAACAAAATGGAATTAAGACTGGCGAAAGCATTAGCGAAAGCAAAAATGGATCAGAACCAAGTCAATGGAATGATCTCCAGCGGACCACGTAGTTTAGAAATAGATCTACGCGGTGTTAGCGGTGAATTAGCCGTCTGTAAGAAATATAACACCTATCCCGACATGGTGATAGGTCCTCATTATAGCGGTTACGATTTAATATATAATAACTTGAGAGTGGATGTAAAGACCACAAAGTTTACCAGTGGCTACCTGCAAGCCAAATTGAAAAAGAAACATACAGATTGTGACGTATTTATATTAGTGCGTGATGAATCTCCTACATTTGTACTGGAAGGATGGATACCATCCATAGATTTTTTAACGCAGGATAATATTATGGATCTTGGCTATGGTGATAAGTTTACGTTACAGGCAGACCAGTTAAGACCTATGGAGGCGTTAGATCAATATGCATAGTATGATGAAAGGTCGTATAGGCGAATTGGCAATACGCCAAGATTTGCTTTCTCAAGGATATAATATCTATCTACCAGAAGTGGATGTTACGCAGGTAGATATGATTGTAGAAACAAAAATCTTTGCAATAAAAAGAGTGCAAATTAAGTGTGTGACGAAGTTACGTAGAGGTACAGCAATTGAAGTGGATACTACAAAGTATAAAGATACCAATAGAGTAGATGTGGTTGCAATATACTATGAGCCAAAGAATATAATTGCCTATGTACCATACGAAAATACTCATGCAATTAGTTTAGCATTGAGTACAGGCAAAAACAATCAAACAAAAGGCAGGAAATGGTTCTATTCATACGAATACTTTCCTGAGTTCAGCTAATGGTTGGACATACAAAAAAAAGCCACAAAAAAACAAGGTTACTACAATCTCAAAATGCAGATATATATCATCATCCAATTGAGAAAAAAAAACAATTACAAAATTTAACAGAATACATAAATGGAGATATTTTAGAAGTTTTTGGTGGACAAGGTAATCTTACAGAGTATTACAAAAAATGTGGCAATGTCACAGCTATGACAAAAGAAAAATTTGGAGACAGCTTTGATGTTATTTATAGTATGAGAGCTAATAAAAAAACATACAATGTAATTGATATTGATTCTTATGGCTACCCAGATAAGTTTTTTCCAGTTGTATTTCAAATGATGAAACATAAAACAACTTTAATTATAACATTTCCAGTTGTAGGTGTGAATTGTTTGAACGGAATACAAGAGCAACACTTTATTAATTATTGGAGAAGTTCAAGACCAACAATCGGAGACGTGGTTGGTGTTTTAACAGATATGGCTTTACGAGAATGGTACTTATTACAGCTTATAGACTTACAAAAAATTAAAAGAATTTATAGAATAGCATTTCAATGCACTAGACAAAAAGCAACCGAATTATGTGGAGTAAAAAATAGATGAAATGTTGGCACTGCAATACTGAATTAATATGGGGTGGAGATCACGATTATGAAGATCATGGAATCGGCAGAGATGGAATTGTTACAAATCTGTCATGTCCTAATTGTCCAACAACTGTCTTTGTGTATACTGATATTGAAGAAGAAGAAGAAGAAGAAGATCAGGAATGAAAATAAATCCAGAATATATAAAGATTGCTGATAAACGATTTACACAACAGGAGTTATTTATATAATGATTGACTTAAAAATAAAATATGCAGGTAGTATTGATTATGATGATGATAATGGTGAGTGGACTGATGATATTATCTGGGGAAGTAATTATAAAGAGTTTATTGAAGATATGAAAGCGCATATGAAAAAACGCAAGAATAGCAGTGTATTCTTCGCAGCAAAGTATGTGAATGACAGAGAGCGTGATATAACATCGCAGGTAAAGGCTGATTGCAATGGATGATTACTTTATAAAGCCTAGCACTGTTGATAATGAGGTGTTAAGGAAAGGTAAAAAGAATTTAGATGCTACGCTTGCCGATAAGTATATTTACTTTTGTACTGGTTGCAACACTTGTTGGGAAGTGACAAAAACAAAATGGCAAAAGCGTATTGAGTATTATGATAATTTCCCATCATATAAAAAGAAAAGAAAAGTTTGTCAAAGATGTACACCTGACCAAAGTGTGGAACACAAGGATGAATCCTAGGTTGGCCCTGGTTGACACAGCCATGTCAGGTGTATTTAATAAATAGGAGTCGAAATGATAATGTTTAATATAGCGGAATGGATTGCAAATCTGTTGGTGTTAGGTCTAGGACTGTTTTTCTGGATGTTAGCACTTGCAGTATGCTACTTAATCATAGATGAAATAACACGTAAAATAAGGAGAGAATATGAGTAGAACAAAGCTACATGGTCAAAACTATATACTGAAGGACGGCAAACGTGCCGCCAGTGTAACTACGATCATAAATAACCAGCTTGGGTGGAATAAGAACACGCTGATAGCATGGGCAAAAAGAATAACAGCGCAGGGCGATGATGCGGATGAGGTAATGCGTGAGGCAGGACATATAGGTACGTTATGTCATTTGATGATTCAAGGTTATTTGGATGGATTTGATGTGGATACACGTGATTATTCACCAAACCAGGAAGAGCAGGCACTAAAAGCATTTATGGGATTTCGTAATTGGTTTGATAAAGCGAATTTTAAAGCACTAAAAAATGAATTTGCATTAGTGAACGAAGAGTTGCGTGCAGGTGGTACAGTCGATTGCATTGGTAAGATTGATGATGATTTAGTGTTAGTAGACTGGAAGACCAGTAAAGGTGGACCATATCCAGAAATGATGGTGCAGTTAGGTGCATACACAATGATGTTTGAAGCTGCGCAACCAAAAGCAAAGATTGCTTATGGTGTTATTATGCGGTTTGGTAAAGAAGATGGAAAGTTTCATAAGCATGTCATTAGCCGTGAAAAGCTAGACGTTGGTGCGCAGGTATTCAGGCATTGTTGTGCGCTGTATTCTTTGCGTAGGCAACTGTGATCACGCCAAATGATGTCTTCTCTAAAATAACAAACAATGGTACACGCGCTTACTGCCCTAAGTGCGATGATAAAGCGGAACGTATCCAAGGTACAATACAGATTAATGCAGACTATGCATTCTGTCATAAGTGCCTTGGTCATTGGGATTTTCTTGGAGAGACAGATCGAACCCCGAAGGTGGAATATAAGCTTGAGAACACCACGCCAAAAGTTGCCAGTAAAGAAGTAGAGAAGAGTGGCTACGCAGACGCGCGCGAAAAATTTATAGCACATTGGGATCTGGTGGTAAAGGAATTAGAGTTGCCCTGGAATAAAAGATGCCTTGATATGCCTATCGGAATACGAAGAGATGATAAAAAGAACGCACAATTAGTATTCCAGATTAGAGATAATCATGTTAAATATCATAAAGGAGCGCAGTTCGGTGATGCAAAGTGTAAGGTGTTTGAGACTCCGCATCTCTCCAATGAATACCTACTCATCTGCGAAGGTGAGAAAGATGTCATCACCGCTTACTGCAATGGCGTACCTGCGCTGACGTTTACGTCTGGTGCGGGTGCGCTGCCTGCTGAAGTAACCTTGCCGTCTCAATATAATAAGGTATATATTGTGTACGATAACGATGAAAAAGGCGAGGAAGGCGCAAAAAAACTAGCTAAACGGCTTTTTGACACTGGTGTTGAATTGCATATTATGCAGTGGGGTGATAAGGCGGACCGCTACGATATTACGGACTGGTTCAGTGATGGGCATACGATGGATGAATTGATTGGATCGTGTGTTCGCTTTGGGGATAAGCCTGAAGATCTCGGTGGAATGCGCAGGTTTAGTCCTAGCGAGTTTGCGAAGACATTTCATAAGATGCCAGAACCGATCATTGAGAACCTATTGTTTGAGAAGGACCTAATGGGATTGGCAGGTGGTACGAATGTTGGGAAGTCGGTGATGAGTATGCAGTTGTCGGCGTGTCTTGCGATGGGAGTGCCGTTTATGAACTTTCGTATCCCAAAGCCAAGGAAGGTAATGCATGTGCAGTTTGAGTTGAAAGATGAGAGCTTCCGTGTGCTGATTGAAAGAACCGCAGGTCATGTATTGGAGCAGTATCCAGTAGAGGCGAAGTTATTTGAGGAGAACTGTAGTATCTTAAGTAGTGGGCAGATTGATGTGTTCACGGACAAATGGGATCAGATCGATAGCAACCTAACCTTTGAGCCTCGTGATGTCTTGGTGGTGGATAATCTCTATACCAGTACCAATAAGAACGTGAGTAAGAACCAGGATGTGATGGACTTGCTGCGTAAGATGGTGAACTTGAAGAACAAGCATAATGTGGCTATTGTTATTGTGAGTCATCATAAAAAGCTCGGTGAGGCAAGTCCTTTGGATGTGAGCCATATGTTAGGTGGTAGTGCATATACAAATCATCTGGATGGGATTGTGCAGTTGGCAAGTAGTAATCGGATGCCTGGATTAAAGGTAATGAAGATTACGAAGGTGCGCAGTCAGAACGATTTGCATGGTGTGCCAGTTGGGATCAAGTTGCATAATGTGACGGATGGATCATTGTACTTTGAGTACATGAAGCCACTCCCAAAGAATGAGATGTTTTGGTACACAGATCCAGTGGAGTCCATAGAAGAAAAAGTATTGAAAGCAGTTGTGACAGATGGTCATAATTTTAATATGAATGCATTTGCTTCTGCGCTAGAATCGGTGGCTGGATTGAAGAGTAATACTGCTGTTTACAATTGGTTAGATCGGATGGAAAATCAAGGTTTAATTATGAAGGTTTCTCATGGAAACTATAGAAAACTTGAGAGTGAATTGGATGGATTCCAGGAATAGTCGTGGTGTGGAGAAGCGGAATATGAAGAATATGCGGAATTTGAAATTCCGTTTGGTGTTTTTGGAACGGAATATAAATCGTGCTTGTATGTATATAAGAGAGAGATATTCTTCATTTTCTTTATATTCCGCTTTCTAGACACGCTGGTGATTTACGCTGAAAAATGTCCATTATCGGAGAAAAAGGATAAATCCTGCGAATGGGCATTAATGGCTAGTGATGGACTGCGCTGTAGCATGGTGATTGAGTGGTATGAAGACACACGAGTTTGCAATTTAGATCGATGCTGGATTGGAATGTGGAGTCGTGACAAGTTGGCGTGGCGGAACAGAATGCTGAAGAAAAAAAAATAACCACGCCAGTAGAATATAATAACCCTGGGCATATAATATAATAAGCACCAAATAGTGCCAAAAAGCGCGTAAAAATGCGCAAAAAATGACCAAAAAATAAATCGAAATAAAAATTTCACATAATTTATATTATGTATAATAGGATTAAAAATAAAGTTTATGAGCTGTAAAAAAGCATGTAAATATCTAACGTTATTTAGTCAATGTTTTGAATTATGATAGTATTTAAACGGCGTTTAATGTGTGGAATTATATATTATTTTTTAGGCTTAAATTTAGGCTTTAAAGCTCATTAAATTGTTTTGCTTGGTTCATGTTAGGTAAAAAAAAAAGCCTCGATTTCTCAAGGCTTTTTTAGCTTTGTTTATGGTTTGTTAGTTGTCCATTGAATACACGAAAATTAACGCAACTATGAAATAAATTACAATTTCGTACATAAGCGCAGTATTACAATAAAGATCCATAAAACAAAAAATAGATCTATTAATTCAAATAGTTTATTCATTTATTACCTCTCTTTTTTTGTTTAATGTAATACTAATCCAACTTTATTTGTACTTATCATTTTCATATCATTTACGCTGCAGTCAGTGAACCGCGCTTTTTTTAACTCTTCTAAGGTGTTAAAAATTACGGCTTTTTTATCAGTGTCTTTTATTAAGTGGTCCGCCTTGCCGCCTGTAGAAAAACAAAATATAAAATTTTGCGGTAGATCTACTTTTTTAAACAGTGGAACGCTCTTGGTATATCCGTAAAAAATTACGTTTGGATTGCTGCGCGCAATTTCTATCCAGGCGTTAAGATATTTTAAATTATAGAAGTCACCGCTGGAATGAATGCGTACATATTCAATACGCTTTTTTATTATTTCGCTTTGAACTACTTTGATAAAAAGATCTTTATTTTTTGTCAGTTCGTAGTTGCTATGATATTTCGCCTGGACTACTGGATATTTAAACGTGCCTTTATCAGCGTAGCAAATTTTCTTGCAAGTGTCCGCAAAAGGGCAGGTACTTACCGCTGGCAAATTAAATTCAAATAAACGTACGTTATTCAATTTAGCGGTCTTTTTTATTTTACTGTTGGTGTTTGTTAGTATCATTTATTTACCTCTCTTTTTATATAGTTGCCTATTGATTTCAGATCTTACTGTTCTCTTACCAAAAATTCTAACCAACTTTATTAATGTATTATGTGATGTTGATACAATTGGAGACTGGTTATCAATTTCTTTTAAATAGTTTTTAACCGCTATTATTAAAGTTTTACTTAATTTCATTTATTTACCTCTTTTTTTAATTCTGTTTCAAAATCAGTAGTTAATAAGCTATAAGTGTAATTTCTTGTATTATATGAGTATCCAATTATATTAATATTACACTCTTTACAAAATTCTAGACCGTGATCAATTGCGCCGTTTAAATGGTAATTGTACGGTATTGTTACGGTTGTTTTACGTTTTGAATTTCTACCATTATAAAACGTATCTATTAATTTAATGCGCGTTCCCTGTGTATTGGTTGCGCTTAATGTTTTTACTTGTATAGTTCGTAATTGTTTCATTTATTACCTCTCTTTAGTTTCTCTTTTTATTGAATGCGGCTCTCATTCCGCGTTTAAATGTAGTCAATTAATAAAAGCGTGTCAACACCTAACTAAATAAAATTTATCACACCAAACAAAATTAAAAAGAAATTAAACGAACTCATAAAAGTGTCAATGTTTCAAATTCTTTTTTGTGCCAAAAAAACTAAATGTAACAATATCTAAAGTTACAGTTACAAATAATTGCGCATAATATCTATTATGTATAATAGGAATGGATACACCAAGGCAAAACCCGATTTGCGCCACTTACCGCGTCTTAAATTTTTTCTATTCGTTTTTGTCAACACCACATGCGTAAATTAAGATATGGAAGAAGTTTGGTCTAACTTAACAGACGAAAATACTGACAAATGGCTGCATGCTATTGATCGCGCAGATCGCTATCACCTGCACATGCTAGTCTTCCGTAGTGGCATGGTTGAACCTAACCTGCGCCACCTTCAACTTGCTGCGCACACGTTTTATGATTTAATGTCTCCACAGGAACTGCGTGTCTTCAAGAAACGCACATTAGGTCATACGTTTGTAGATATTGCAGTGGAGATGGAGATCACAGAATCCAGCGTTAAGGAATACTGGCGCAGAACATTAAAGAAAATCGGTGATGTCATCGAAAAAGCTAATAGCGATGAAGAAAAAGAAAGTAGATCCAGATAAAGTACGAATGCTCGCATCATTTGGGTGCAAGTACATGGACATAGGCAAATACTTCGAGGTTAGTGAAGCATATATACGCAAAGACTTCAAAGATCAGTATGAAGCAGGTCGTGAAGACATGAAGTTCAAACTGCGTAGAGCGATGTGGACATCTGCGATGGAGAATAACTCTATTGCTATGCAGATATTCATGGCTAAGAACTACCTAGGTATGAGTGACAAGACTGCCGTTGACATGACTACAAACCTACAATCCGTACTCCAAGAGTGTGGTTTCGAGGAGAACCCAGTTGATAAAGCAAATAATGAACAAACAAAAGCTATGGAGGATCTTGGGATACAACCCGACTCCACAGCAGTTGGACGTTCATAACAGCAAAAAGAGGTTTCGTGTCTGCCTAATGGGGAGACGCTCTGGAAAAAGTTTTATGGCAGCGCATGAGATACTGCCCTGGTTACTAACACCGAATACTCGTGGTTGGATCGTAGGTCCGAACTATGCGCTTGCAAACAAGATTGCTCGTGAGGTTAAGCGAGTGGTAATGACACAATTGCGTTTACCTTTAGAATCCAAGAAGGAGATTTCAGGTGACTTATATTATATGAAGTTAGCTGGACTTAATTCTGAGTTATCTGTGAAGTCAGCAGAGAACCAAGAATCCTTGATTGGTGAAGGTTGCGATTACTTAGTGATAGATGAAGCTGCATTGATACCAAGGAATGTATTTGAGATGTATTTAAGACCTACGTTGGCAGATAGACAAGGATGGGCATTATTTTGCTCCACGCCTCGTGGATTTAACTACCTGCACAAACTCTACGACTTTGGGAAAAGAGAAGAGCATCCAGATTGGGAGTCCTGGAGATTTCCTAGTACACTATCACCATATTTCAAGGATGATCACGAAGAATTAAAGCGCACCTTGACCAAAGAAACATATTTACAGGAGATTCTCTGCGAATTTCAATCCTATAGTGGAAAAGTATATCCATTAAATAGA